AACATCTTGAAGATAACAATCTAACTGAACTTCCTGAACCTGAATGGTCTGAAGACCCTACTATGGCTTACATATACCTACCTGCAAAATCTCTGAATGGGGATGTTGTTAGGATGGACAAAACCAAAGCACGAATGTTTCCAGAAAGCATCGTTGGGTATCTTGAGAAAGGCGGACTGATGAAGCTCCCTGTAAAGGTTGAAGCACCTCAGAGATCGCAATCAAAAGAGCAGCTCCCCAAGATGGAAACGGAGAAACCAAAATCTCAAAAAATTAAATTACCTAAAATAGGAGAATAAATACAATGACTGTAGGTACTAGACAATACGAAAGTGTTAACTCTACTACTACTACCATGTCTGGAAACGCTGATTTGACACTTACTGCTGCAAGCGACAAGTTGCAAATAGTTGATCCCGGAGGTGGTGCTAGAAACTTAGACCTTGTTTTTGTTGATAGTTCTGAAACTGGTGTAACAACTGGTTTCGCTGAAGTATACATACAGAACGAAGCTGATGCAGACGAAGCACTTACTATCAGAGATGGAAACAACTCTGACAATGCTATCGGTGTTCTTGACCAGAACGCAGGTGGATGGTTTAGATTCGTTGGAGGACAATGGGTGTCTTCAACATCTGGACTTAACTAAAAATAATTAGTTTAATAATAATAGGAGAGGTTTAGTACATGGTACTAAGGTTTAAATAGCCTTTTCATTTACCTCTCCTATTATAAAGGAGTAACATGGCTGAATTTAAATTTGAAGAAGAACCTAAGAAAAAATCTTCTAAGAAAAAGAAGGAAGAAAAGGTAGAAGAAGAAACTGTAGAAGAAGAAACTACAGAAGATTCTGAATAAGGAGAAACATGGCATTTGGACATCAAAAATTAACTGTTGATGCTACAGTAAGATCACTTACAGTACCCAATGATGTGAACTTTGCACAGATTAAAGTTGAAACAGCAGCAATAAGGTACAGAATAGATGGCACAGACCCAGCAACTGCTGAAGGTGTGTTAGTTAGTGCAGGCGATGCTTTTACTGTTTATGGAGCAGATACTTTGGCTGAAATTAAAATGGTTGAAGCAACAAGCACAGATGCAGTTATAAATGTATCTTACGGCACAGCTAATACTGGAATACATGGCGTTATTATAAATACGGCAGCGTAATAGGCTTATGGGTAAATATACTAAAGCCAACAAAAATAACATATTTAAAGAAGAACCTGAGATATCAGTTTCAGAACATACTGTTACTAAAAATGGCAGAAGAATGAAAATGGTAATTCCAGAGGGCAAGATTGGATATGGTGATGTAGAATCTCACGCTCAAATGGCTGGTGATTTAGCTACTAAACATTCTGACGATTCTAAAGCAGGTGAAAAGGCTTATGAAGAAGTTAGAAAGCATAGATCAGAAGATACTGGTTCTAGCGTAGAACAGCATAAAGCAAAAATGATTTACGATAAAATGGCAAGTCGTATGCCTGTTATTCAAACTTTTAATATTGCTGACCCAATAACTGGAGAAGTTATAGCTCAAGAGTTTTTATTTATGAAAACTGAAAAAAGTGGTTTAACTAGACCTTTAAAGATTAGAGTTGATGTTCAAACAGGTAAAACTACGGAGGTTCCAGTTTAATGGCAACAACAACATTAGATACAATGCTACCTCAATTTGGAAGGTATATTGGTGCATACATAGGTTCATTTACCACTACAACTGCTATTGGTGGAACAGGATCATTAACTGTAGTAATTTCTACAGAACTTAAAGACTCTGGCTTTACTAATGATGATGCACTAAATGACACCTTTATTAAAATTACAAGTGCTAACAATGATGATACTGTAAGGCGTGTAACGGATTATACAGCAAGTTCTGGAACACTTACTATATCAGGTACTGACTTGACTAATGATAGCAGTACACAGGCTACCTTTGAACTTTACAGATATGACCCTAACCAATTAAGAGATACTTTAAACGATGCTAGATTAGAAGCATTTCCTGAATTATATAAGCATGTTGAAGATACAACCTTAACATTAGAAGGTTCGCAACATAAATATGCTAGACCTACTTCTATAAGGCAAGGATTTGTTAGGCAAATATATGAAGAACCCAGAATTGATGCTAAATCTTTTGCAAATAATATTGTTAATACTTTAAATTGTGATTTTGAAGAGTGGACTGATTCAACAACACCTGCTGATTGGGTAAACTCAAACTTTACAAGCATAACTCAAGAAACAGAAACTACTGGACCAGATAATTGGATGGTATTTAGTGGTACTTATTCTGCACAATTCCAAGTTGCAGCAGGTTCTGTAAATACAGCCTTACTTACAGTTCCAAGTGGAACTAACTATAAAGGCGAAGAAATTAATGTAGGAATATGGGTATATTCAAGAACAGCAAGTAGAGTATCAGCAGCAATTCAAATAGATTCAGATACTATTTCAACAGGCACTACTCATTCCGGAGGTGGATGGGAAAGACTTACTCATACTTTAGTTGCAACAGATTTAGCTACGAGTATTAAAGTTGGACTTCATGTAACAAGCACATCTGATGCTTTTGTATTTTATGCAGATGAAATAGTTGCTACAGCAGGACAAAGTGAAATACCTCAATCTTTAGGAAGTCCTATTATGGGATGGAGAGAAGAAACTGACAATATTATTATTCATGGAATTAGAAGTGCAAATAATTACCAATTAAGAGTTAGAGGTATGGCTTTATTGTCTTCATTGTCAAGTGGTTCAGATACTATGGAAATAGAAGGAGATCAATTAAGATTATTATTTTCTTATGCTGCGATGCTTTGGTTTCAACAAGATATTGACCAACTTGACGATACAGAATTTCAAATTGCACAAAGGAGATTTGGTCATTTTAGGAATATGGCAGCTACTTCTAAGGGAAGAATGGCTCCTATTACATTGCTCAAAGGAGTATACTAATGCCAACTGCTAAATCTGATTCTGATATAGTTCTTAGCAAAACTGATGGTTCAAGTTCTATTGTAGGTATTAAACTTCATAAAAATTCTTCAGGATTACCGGGTGGATATAGGATTGAACATCTTTCACCAGCACCACCTAGGCAAGCAACTGATGCAGCAAACTATCAACAACAATCTCCAGACATAGGACTTGTATTAGACCAGCAAACATGGCACAGAGGATTTGGAGCATCGTTTATAGAACAGTTTGGTACTGCAAGTGAAGCAAATGCTGCAAAAGCAGTTTATGGCTATACAGAGGATGCTTTGGCTATGTTTAAAGGCGAGATAACTACTGGCTACCTTATTGATGAAACAGACAGTATGCTTAGAAATGGTAGATTTGAAGCAGTATCATCAGATGATTATACTATAGACCCTTGGTCTAAATCAGCATCTGGAATGACATTTGAAGGCGATACAAGTTCTACATATATAAGAAACGGAAAAGCAGGAGCAAAAGTTGTAACTACAGGAACAAGTCAATATGTAGAGCAAACTCTTAATAATGCTTCTTTATTTCAAAGTAGAAAAATATTTTTACATGGATATTTAAAAAGAGTATCAGGTTCTGGAAATGCTACAGTTAGTATTATAGAAAGTGGTGGTTCTAGCACACCAACTACATCATCTCAAGCTGTTACTAATACAGATTGGCAAAATATACATTCATCTGGGTCTTCTGGAACAGATTTAAATGTAACAATACAAGGTGATACTACTGGTATCAAAATAAGAGTTACTTTTAGTGCATCTGGAGATACTTGGGCAATGGATGATTTCTCTATTATTCCAGAAGGTGGAGTAGTTGCAACTCAACCCCAAGAATTTGGTGGAAAAATATATGTTGGTTGTGGTAGACAAATACTTCAATGGGATGATGACAATAGTTACTGGAAACCTGTTTATTGGGATAGTGCATATTCAATTACAAGTCTTGCTAGCTATAAATCCGTTCTTTATGCAGCTTTAGGTGAATATTCAGCAAGTTCTACAACTGAAGGTAGTATGATAGTTGCAACTGAAAGACCATATAAAAAAACTAGCAATGGAACTTCTTGGGCAACTCCAGATAATAGTGGTGACAATAATCAAAGTAAAGCAGCTTATTTTACTACTGCAAGAAATGCTAGTGGAGATATGGCTTTATTTAAAACTAGAGGAAATACAGTTAATGTAAGCACAGAAGCTAATGGTAATGTAGATACAGCAAACTGGGGAACTGAAATAGATGCAGGAAATCCTGATAGGTCTATAGTAAGTTTATTTAGTTCAAATGATATTCTTTATGTAGGTAGAGAAGATGGACTTATGTCTTATGACAGAGCAACTAATAAGTTTTTAGATTTACAGCCAGAAGCCAATTTCTTCCCTGATGAACATAACTTTAGAGTTGCTCAAGGTAGGTCAGGTTCAATTTTTGCATCAGGTGGTGACCAATCTTTTTGGAAAATAAGTCCGGGTAGTTATAGTGGTTCGTATGTATGGGAAGACCAATCTTATTTATTTAAAGCACCAACATTTAGAGGATTTGGTGGAAGAATTACAGGTTTAGCACAAGATAAAAATAATTTATTTGTCGCTCTTGCTGATGATTTAGGTAGAGAAGGTGGGTTTCCATATACCTTTCCGTTTGCTTTAGCAGGTGCAGGTATATCAAAAACAGTTAAATTATTATCAGTTAGAACTCAGAGAGAAAGTGGTTCTTCTGCTCCAGAAGAAATTGCACATACTATGGCTAGTTTTACTGTTACACAAGTTTATCAAATGGGTAAATTTCAAGGCTCAGAAAGAAATAGTCTATTTGTTTTTGGGTCTAATATTGATGACAATGCTAACGATTCAAGCAATAATAAAGAGCCAAGATTATTTAGAGTTAGGATGCCTGTAAGAAATGAAAATCCAGCATTAAATGCAGTTACAGAACAGCAGTTTTCAGGTAATTTTTATACACCATTTATAAACTTTAACTTCCCAGATGTTAATAAGACAGGAGTTAAACTTACTTTAACTGGTTTAAATTTAGATTCAAATAAATATGTAACTGTTTATTATAAAACTGATGATGATTCAGATGATGATGATGCAGGTTGGAATACTTGGGGAAGTGATGGGCAATTTACATCAAGTGGGCAGACAGTAGCAGCTTCTTTATCTACTCTTACAAATTTTGATCGTATTAGATTTAAAATTACTTTTACTAGCAATGTAAATAGTTCTGCTCCTAGGATAACTTCATTAGTATTTCACGCTGCTTGGAATCCTATTGATTATAGAAAATGGACTGCTGTTACAAAATTAACTGATAGAAGAAGTTTACAATTAAGAAGAACAATAAAATCTGGATTATCAACTACAGATATAACTAATTTAGAAACATTAAGACAAGAACCATTTGTATTATTTACAGATATTGATGGTACTTCACATTATGTTAATTTAAAATTCACAGATGACTTAATTTCTAATAGAATATATGCTAATAGAAATGTGTCACCTGACCAGACAAGGTTATTTACTTTGGAAATGACGGAGGTTAAAACAAGTTAATGGCAAACGAATTAAAACACGCAAGCGTAGGTTCTCAGTTATCTCAGACTGAATACGAATCAATTACTGGACATACTTTAGATTCACAAGCTGCTGGAGATATTATATATGCTAGTTCTACTACACAATTATCAAGATTAGGCATAGGTAGTGCTGGTCAAGTCTTAATGACAAACTCAGGGGCATCAGCACCTGAATGGTCAGCAGCACTAACAGGAGTAACTTCGATATATGCTACTGATTTAATAATAGGTGAGGACTCACAGACTGCTATAGACTTTGGTACTGCTAACGAAATTGATTTTAAAGTAGATAATGCAAATAGATTAACATTGACTGCTAGTGCATTATATCCTGCAACTGACAACCAAATAGACTTAGGTACAAGTTCACTTGAATTTAAAGATGCTTATTTTGATGGCACAGTAACAGCAGATGCTTTTGCAGGTCCTCTTACAGGTGATGTGACAGGTACTGCATCTGTAGCGACTACAGTAACTATTACAGATAACGAAAGCACCGATGAAGATAATGCAGTTGTATTTACAGCAGGTGGAGATGTTGATGGTGGAGATTTAGGTTTAGAATCTGATGGTAATTTAACATATAACCCAAGCACAGGTAGACTTACGGCTACTCAACTTGCAGGTACATTACAAACAGCAAGTCAAACTAACATAACAGGAGTTGGTACTATTTCAACTGGTGTTTGGCAAGGAACTGCTATAGCTTCTAGTTATATAGCAGCCGATGCTATTACAGGAGCCAAGATAGCCGATGATGCTATTGATAGTGAACACTATACTGACGGCTCGATAGATAATGCCCATATTGCTGATGATGCAATAGATAGTGAGCATTATGCAGATGGTTCGATTGATACTGCTCATATAGCAGATGACCAAGTTACTCTTGCAAAAATGGCTGGATTGGCTAGAGGTAAAATTATATATGGTGATGCGAGTGGTAATCCTGCTGCTTTAGCAGTTGGTACTGCAAACTATGTATTAACATCAGATGGTACAGATATTTCTTGGGCAGCAGCAACTACAGGAGATATTACAGGTGTAACAGCAGGTGATGGTATTAGTGGTGGTGGAACTTCAGGTGGAGTTACAGTTGCAGTAGACTTAGGTACCAACTCTGGTTTAGAAATATCTAGTAATAAACTACAAATAGCCAAAGGAATATCACAACATGATGTGCCACAGTTTACATCAGGTGTAGCAGATGATGATTTCTTACGAGTAGATGGTACAGTCGTAGAAGGTTTAAGTGCAGCAGAAGTTGCAGCAGCTATAGAAGGCAGTATAGATGCAGTTGGTACATTAGCAAGTGGAGCTATTAGTTCTGGTTTTGGAAACATAGATATAGGTTCATCTACATTTGATACAACAGGTGCAGTATCTACTGGTAATTTAAGTCCAGCAGGCACAATAACTGTTGCAGATGGTAAAGATGTACATTTAACTAGCACACAAACAAACGATAATTATTCAGGTGTTACAGCAACATTTAGCAATGCAACAGGTTCTACAATAGCCAAAGGTAAAGCAGTATATATATCAGGTGATAATCAAATAGCATTAGCAAGAGCCAATGCAGACAGCACAATGCCAGCAATAGGTATAGCTATTGCAGATATAGCAAATAGTGGTACAGGTAAAGTATTGCTTAGTGGATTTATACATGATTCAGATATACTTGATTGTGCAATAGGTGGAGAAATGTATGTATCAGAAGATACAGCAGGTGCTTTAACAAAGACATTACCAGCATCATCAGGAGATAGAGTGCAAGTTGTTGGTGTAGGATTACACGCAGACAAAATGTTTTTTAACCCTAGTTATGACATAGTAGAGAGAGGGTAATGGGTAACGAAATTGCAGAAGTAAATGGTGTTGCTTTTGGAAGCGTTGCAAAAGTAAATGGTGTTGCACCAGCTAATATTACCCATATAAACGGAATGGATTTAGTTGTATCAGTTGACCCTAATTTCACTACAAGTTATACAGATTTAGAGGATAATAGTGGTGCTATAACTGATGATGGAAATGGTGAGGTTACATCTTGCTATGATGCAGATAACAACTTTGTATATGTTCAATATCGTGATTCAGATGGTGGTGGCACAGCAGTTGTAGGTGCTTTTAATTCAAGTAACAGCGACATAGACTTTGGTGCTAAACAGTCAGTAGAAGGAAGTAATGCTTTTTCTGGGAACTCTTGTGATTACGATACTAAATATAATAAAGTCTGGACTACTTGGATTGGTGGTGACGACAATACATTATATGCAAGAGTTGGAACTATAAATAGCGATAAGAGTATTACTTGGGGAGATAGAGAAACTATAAAAGCAGGTTTCGACACACATTCTAAATACAATCAAGGTTTGCTTGGTAGGGGTATAGCAGTAGACCAAGAAACAGGTGCTGCGTTAATTGTTTGGAATAGTCCAACAGATAATATTTCTGGTTCCAGTAGTCATCATCCTACTGGAGTTATAGTTACTTTAGATGACCCAACTGCAAGTTCTGGTGATGCCGATTTTAATGATATATCGGCAGGCACAGAAGCACGATTATTTACAGGAAATACTGGTAATAGTTTTCCTATGGTTAAAGTTTTATGGGACCCAGATAATGATGAATGGGTATGTATATCAGATGCTAATTCAGGTTCAGGTCCTTCAATACAAGCAGCAAGGGTAACAAATAATTCAGGCACACCATCAGTAGCAAACGATACTGCTCTTGGCAGTAATTCTGGTCATACTCTACAAGGCACAGCACATAATGCAACTGTTGGAGTTAGTGGTAGATATGGACCAGATACTTTCTGTTACGATTCAGATAATGACAGATTTATAGTTGGTAGTGCAGCATCATCCCCTAAATTATTTGCTTTTCAAAATACTGGCAGTGGTATTACTTGGGATACTACAGGATATGCAGTAAATTGTGGCACTCAATTAAGCTCAAGTGGTAAAGGTGGTGGCGTTATGTTTAATCATCACAGGAATAAAATACTTGTTTATGGTTCAGATGGAAGCGACATTAATATGGAAATTATTACTTATGGTGGAAGTGGTAGTTGGACAAGCGAAAACTCTAGCAGTTTAACTACAATAGTTTCTGATTCTACTGGATTATATAGAGGTGGAGTACCTCAAGTTAAATTACAACAAGCAGATGGTACTAATTTTGCTGGTAGTGCAAATCTAATAACAGGATTAAAATGGACAGATAATGGTAAAGATGCTAAATATGCTTTATTTGATGCAGGTACTTAAATGGCAAAGATTATAAAACAAAAATCAGACAATTTAGTTATAAGAGTTTTAGCAGATGACAATATTGTCAATTTAACATCTACTGGTTGCGTTTGGAATAATGGTTCATTTTATAGCCAAGACATAAAAACAAGCACCCACGAAATAGTTACAGGAGTAACTGCACCTACTAAGTTTCATTCAGGTTATTTTACATACGATACTGACTGGTCATTAGATACTGTTGCAGTAAATAGGTATAATGAAATGGCAGACGAAGTTGGTTTGCCAAGAATAGAAGCAGAGTTATAAGGAGGAGAAGTGACTACTGAGGAGCAAATTAAACATGATTTGCTAACAATAATACAAGTTAGAAATCAAAGAATAGCCGAACTTGAATTGGATAAATTATCTTTGGTTAGAAATCAATGCAAAGGAGAGTGCAACAATGCCAATGGGGAAAGCATACAAGTACAAAAAACCGAAAGTAAAGACAAGAAAGTCTTCGGTGAAAAAGAAAAAGCCAAATAGGAGGAGATAATGATGAAAATATTTACATCATTAATGCCATTAATACCACAACCATATAAGAATATTATCAAGTTCTTTTTGACTACACTAAAAAATGTAGATGAAAAGGAAGAACTAGAGAGAATAGGTAAACTGTTCGCTGATATTCTTGAAGATGGACACGTTAGTCCTCAAGAGTGGTTGTCACTAGCAGGTAAAAATGGATTAGGCATATTATCAGGTAACGGATCAAAGAAATAATGTTTGGAAAACTAAGACCACAAATATTTTTAAGCATCATCGTACTAGGAATACTCTCCTGTATAGGAATAGTATACGAATACAATGAGATCGCTACTGGTTGCGTAGGTGGGATAATAGCACTTGGCATGAAAGTATTGGAATCTGAATAATGGAAGTACAAGTAGGAAAAACTAAATATAATGTTACATTCGGTTCTGTAATATTCGTATTGTCAATATTAGCAGCAATCATCGGAACTTACATTACTTTGCAAACTAATATAGCCACAATGCAGCAGGACATTGCTGCCCTACAGGCCGAAGTAAAAGAAGTAAAAGAAAATTCTGGAGCTACATCTATACTTGAATTGAGGGGAGCATTGGAAGTAACTAGCACAAAGTTGCAGTACATAGAGAAATCTTTAGATGCACTTGATTCAGCAATTAGATGAGCAAGAAAGAAAAACCCAAAGAGGTAGATTTAAGAAAAAAGACTAAAAAGAAACTATATGTTTCTACCTTTTTGCTTGGCTTGTGTTTAGCAGGTATGATAATTATAGGAGAACTAAACGCAAGATGAAAATGCCTAAAATAAAAATACCATTTAAAAAGATAGGAAGTTATATCCTAGCAATCCTTACTTTTCTCTTTGTTGTAACAGGTTCACTAGGTATTGCCATTACTCTTATTAACCCAGTTAACCTATGGTGGACTATATCTCCTATTGAAACAAGATACTTTGTTATTGGTTACTCTTTGGTTATAGAGTACCTAGAGTTCGTACAGGCATATTATTGGTATAGCATTGGCTTATCTGCGAGTTTAATTGTTTTTGGGTACTCCATACACATTAGGAGCATAAAAGCGTTATATGAGGGAATTAAGGCTTCTCCGAGGGCATTATTATATTCTCCAATAACTATATATAGAGAACTTGTAGAGTTTAGGGATTGGTTATTTGAAAAGATTGAATACTTAAATGGTGAATCTGCTAAGTGGAGAAGGTTCTTTAGCGTTCTTAAGTCACCTTATTCGCTACTTAGATCATTTGGACTTTCTCCACAACTAGCTATAGCAGTTCTAGGTATTGGTACAGCATCGGGTGCAGCAGTTGGAGTTGCAGAAGTTATACAAGAAAGAAGTTTCGCTAATGGAGATGCAGGTATATATCTTGCACCACAGAACTTGCCTAGTGAGGAATTAGAAAGAGAACTAGCATGGCGTAAAGATAATCCTAGTGACAACACGCTTAGGGTGATCTTAAATGAAACACCAGTTGAAACCCTTAGTATTGAGTCAGTAAACCTTGGAACATCATTTGCAAGTAATGGGCAACCTTCTGCATTACCTACAGGTACAACTGAAGCAATACTTATAGATGGCAACGCAACTAGGATAGAAGTAGGTAAACTCACATTTAGCAGAAACAGTTGTAAAACATTATCTCTTACTGATATTAATGCCAATAAAGTAACAATCAAAGATAATCAGGCTGACGGATTGTCTATATATCAAAGTGCTACAAGCACACAACCAAACTTGCGTGTAAGTGGTGGAAACTATATGGCTGACTTACTTGAAACTAAAGGTGGCACTTATGACCGATTGTGGATTGCACCATTAGATAGTATGACATCATCTAAAACTAGGGTAAACACAATACTATTGGATAATATTGTTTCTAGTGGTGGTACTTGTGATCTAAAGAAACTTGATATAGGCGAACTTATCATTCAGTTTAATCGTATAGGTGGAGATTTATCGCTTACTACCAAAGCGTTCTCAGTAAGTTCAACAGTAAAAAGTGCAAACTGGGATGTGACAGGAAACATTGAAGTTTTGATGGGTGAGGTAGAAAGACAGCCAGATTAGTTCGCAATATTATTTAAACGAAATTTTTATTTTTTTTTAAAGTGTAGGAGTGTACATAGACATGCCATTATATGAATATCTTTGCAACAATCCTGATTGTAAAACTGATACCTTTGAAGTGATTTCAGGATATGATGACAGCGTAGAAATTTGTCCTGATTGTGGGGAAGGGACTAGAGATAGAAAAAAATTCTACCAATTTGATTTTAGGATGTAACTTATGAAATGGTACGATTGGGGGATTCTGCTGTACCTTCTGATGCTTCTAACTGTTGTAATTGTAGGAATGGTTACCGAACTCTAATTTTAAAAAACTAGGGTAGTGTACACTACTATAGTAATTAATATAAAAACCTACCCAAAATTAGCGAAAGGGTAGGTTTTTAGCCATTTAGCGAAAGGAAGCTATATGAATTTATAAAAGTATATCATGTATATGATCTAAGAACAATGGAGTGTTCTCCCCCTGATCGCTCTTTTTAATGTTAAGTTCAAAATGCTTTCTAGCTTCTTCTTCTGTCATTTTCTCATTATTCATCAAACATTTTATTACCTTAACTGAATCATATATTGCTAAAGATTTATTCCTTTGATGTGCAACACCAACTAAAGCTGGGGCAAATTCATCAGGTAAAAGCAACGCTTCTTTATTGCAATCTAATAAATAATTTCTATATACAAATGAATACATTTTCGTTCCCTCTCCTTGATGTTTATGGTGTAAATTTTTATAGGGTATATGTTTTATCTTTCCCCATTTCATATTGATAAATCCTTTCTGCTTTCTAAAAGTTCATTATGATTTTTATTTTTTAATATTAAATGTTTTGCTACTTTTATAAAATCATCTAAGTACATAGTAACGACATGCTCAACATCTCTTTTGCCACTTTCTTTCTGTGCTTGAAATAGGATTGGCAGTTTCCCTGTTGAATTTCCTACTTTTTTTATTCCTCTTAATGCTTTCATTGTTTTTAAGCTAACTGCTTTTCCTGTGCTAGATTTTTTTACCTCTCCAACAATGGTTAAGCTAGTTATATCAGGCACATCACTTCCTGACCTACCTGTAACAGGAATACGCTTACCATGTATTTTTTTAGCGTAATCCCTCTCCTGTGCTTTCCAAGTTTCCCTGTTCATCTGTGTACACTCCTACAGTATTTATAATCAATTTATATTTGAACAATCCATCATCCATGTACTCTTTCTCAATTATATGAGAACCAAATCTTTCTTTTCTTAGGTTTCTTAGTTGAGCAGATGCACTTGAATGGGGAGTTCGTGTTAATTCAGAAATTTGGTCTAAGGTTCTCCATTGACCATCCTTCATTACATCCCATATTCTCAAAAGTTGTCCTGAAAGTCTAACACTATCTCTTTTGTGCTTGTAATCAGAGCCATCAAAATCAAACTTTAATTGGTTATTCACGAACAATTCTCCTCATAAACTTTTCTAGCAAGTTGATTCATTTCATTTATTTCTTCAACTGCGTGTTTTTTTCCTAGAACATATGCCAACCGAACAAGATTAGTTACCTTTTCTGTCCATATGACATCATCAGGAATGTTTTCTTTTATAAAATCATCTATAGTCATTATTCTTGCTCCTCTAGTGCTTGTTTATAAACTGCATCTAGTTCATCATCTTCGTATTGAGATAGTGGTTTTTCTCCCATGTGTAAGCCTGTCAACTCGTCCATGATGTCACCAAAATCTCCACCTTTCCAACCTTCTTCCCACCATTCAAGTATCACTATGTACTTATCCTCTCGTGTAACTTTGTTATCTTTTTGTTTCTTTGCTATGAACTCGTTGTATTCATCACTTGATACTAACTCTTTCATTCTTGCCCCTCTTTCTGTATATTTTTTAAATCTGCTAAAAAGTTTTTTATTGTTGCATATTCTTCCATGCCTTTATGATTAGAAATATAAAGTTGATAAGCAATCATTGATAAATTTTCATTTAATTTATCTAAGAAATTATTATCTTTTTTAATTTTTTCAAGTTTACTAATTTTCTTTTCTAATTCTTTTATTAGTAAATTTTGACTACTAATTGCGTTGCCTTTCCTTTCTATTTCTTCACTCATATTTATATAGTCTTCATATTCTGCATGATTCATTTATTCTCCTTATCTATAAACATTTACATAACAATAATGACAAATATTTAATTCATCTATTGCTATAAATTCACAACTGCAATATTTACATTTAATCATTCTTGCTCTTTTCTAAATCTTTTTTCTATACATCCATCACATAAAAAATCATCATCAGTGAATGGATTAATTTTGTCATAATCAATATCATCAAGCCCACCCCTAAGACAATCTATATCCATATCTGTCTTACAATCTGTACAAGTGCTAATCATTCTTGTTCCTCTCTTTTTGCTTTTACTTGTTCATCACTTAGCCATAAACAATCATCACATACTAAATATTTTTCTGTTTGCTCTGCTTCAGTTCCAATATTACTTGTTCTGTAATCTTGTCTTGTGGCTTCTACTTGTTGGCAGAAATCACAAGGTATTTTTAATTTACTCACTCTTGCTCCTTTCTTAATTCTTCATTCCAAAGTCCTAAAGCTGAACACCAATTACAGCAACAAACCACATACTGTGGGCACACATCATTATGTATACAACCCCTTAATCCAATTTGTCGCATATCAAAATCGTCTTTATGAAACTCTTCAGCGAGTTTCTCAAACTTATCTACAAGATTGGAATTATTCCAACGACTTGCATTTTTGACAATTATTTCTTCGTAAAGTTCAGTCATTTTTTTTTGCAATTTCTTTAAGTGTATTTTAACTTTTTCCTGTTCCTTTATCCTCATAGTGGTCATGTGTACACTCCCCCAAAATCACACTCATCCCAATGCTGACACCATTTCTCCGAACACCACCAAACTGATTGGTCTGGGGGTATGTACACTTCCTTACGAATACCTTCCACAGCCTTATCTACTCTTCTTCTGACAACTTCAATATGTTTTTGTGTAATGTCTTGAAGAATTAATTTAACTTTAGGAACTCCATTTGCATATGTAACCACAGATAAACCTACTTGTTTTGCTCCCAATATCTCTGCATATTTAACCATTTGAATATCTTTGGTTAAGTCAGGGTCTGTTTTTTTATCTCTCATCCAAACTTTATTGTCTAAGACTAAGCTTTTATCAGGAAACCACATATCTGCATATCCAATAAAATCTAATTCGTCATCATATTTTTGTTCAAGTTTTAGTTGAACGCTTGATGGTGTCATCATTCCGAAGCCTTCGTGATATGCCCCTGAAAGGTGTGCTACTGTATCTCTTGATTTATCTTTTGGTATATCAAACTCAACATCTTTAGAATTTTCATCATGATAATTTACTGCATAATCTACGAACTGACTTGATGATATTCCTTTGCCACCTTCAATTTTGTTTTGAAAATGTACATTGGCACTATTATCTATCGCACTACCTCTTAGCATGTAACCATTAGATGGCTTCTTTACCTTATCAACATAATGGTATTTATATTGAAGTCCACATTTTAAATATTTATTTACTTGTGATTGTGATATGTGTGGTTTGTCGTTCATTTTTTTGATCCCTCTTGTTCATGTGGATTTAAGTGTTCAAGGTAGTAGTAGTAGAGATAGGTGTTTTCATTTAATTTATCCTCTTGTTCATGTCTTTTAATTTCATCTTTAATTAATAGATTTGCTAAAACTTCTAGTTTATTTTTAAAGTGTTCATCATCTCCAACTATTTTTTTTATTTTAATAACTAATTCTTGTCTAATTTCTACTTTCATTCTCCTAATATCTCCTTTAATCTTTCATTTGCCATGTTTTCTTTTTTTTCTCCATCATTGGGTTGTAACATGGCGTTGTTCTCTCCCCCTTTAGGGGGAGAACTTGCCATGTGTACACTACCACTATTGCGTGGCATATTGCGTGGCACTTGCGTGGCAAGTTGCCATTTGCCATGCTCCTGTTCAAATCTAATATCTCTTCCTTTTGATTTTCTAGCCAACTCTTTTCTAATTTGACCCTCTGTTTTTTCCAACTCTTCGGCAATATCTCTGACAGTCATTCCATCATTACTCCTCTTTAATAAACCTTCAATCTGATCGGCAACTGTTGTTCTTATAGACAAATCAGGTTCGTCTTGCAAATCTGCTTCTTCATATTTTATTGAATCATCATTAAATTCAACATTTAACCCTACAGGGGCTGACAACATATTTCTGTTGCTCTTCCTGTGGAACAATCCAATAACTGAATCTTTAACTCCAGCTTCCTGTGATTTAGCCAACATCCAAACATTCCTTGCATAATTCCAAAAGAATATGCTCCCAAATGGTTTACCTTCATCAGCTTTTGATATATGAGTAATAATTATCGCTGAAACTTTAAATGCTCTAACACAATTAAATAAAATTCTTGCTGTTTCAGAATCGTTTACATCTCCACCACTACTTGCCACAAGACTATCTATAATAATCATTTTGACATCATTTGAAATTATATCTCTGTGTACGCTTTCAATATGATCGGATAGACTACCGACCATTCTTCTGTATAAAAAGCGTTCTGAAGGGATTTTAAGACCCTTTCCTGTACAAAGTTTCTTCATCACATCTGCTACATCTTCTGCTTCTTGTTCCCAATCAAGGTACATAACATTACCTATTTGATTAGGTTCTAGGTTCGGAATAAACTCTTCCCCTGTCGCAACAGATAAACCTACAGCAATCGCAAATGTAGACTTACCCTCTCCCCCATCTCCATATAAAATTACAGGGTTATTAATTCTCATAAATGGATAAACTAAAAATGGGTCTTCAATTTTTTCTTTTACTTTTGCTAAATCTATAGTTTCTTCGGGAGCATCTACTGAATCTTCAATCAGTTTTGCCACATGATTTATAATCCCACTCCAATCATATTCTGCTCTTCCTTTTAAATCTCTAACGAACTGCTGTTTCTGTGATGCTGAATGTAGATTCAATCTCCCCATATACATATGCCCTTGTTCTGTTGAAGATATATTTAATTTGCATTCAATACCTCTTGAAGTTTTTCTGATGCTTTCTGCTACTATTTTTAATCCCCAATCCGACCATATAAATGATCTTATTCTGTCGCTTGAAGAATCCATTAATGGGGGGGGAACTACATTCCCTTGATAAGATATTATGCTTGTCTGCGAATATCTTCCCACAGAAAGAATTATCTCTTTTAATTCTTTTTCATTTATCGGGGGATTGCATTTTAATGCAAACTCTTTCAAGGTAGAAAAGATTATATCTTCTGCTATCCCTTTAGAATGGAAATACCCAGCTAGTCTAGTAGCGACATCATTTCTTCTGCCACTATCCACACCATTTGCTAGAGCATCTGAAACCCATTGTGGTTTGCTTATCTCTTTCTTGGAGGTTAGAGGTTCTTGCACAATCCCCCTAAAATATTCGGGTACATCAATATTGAACTCTGCTATCTTTTTTCCTGATTTTTTAATAGTGGAGTAATGTACACCACCAACAATACTTGGGGGTATAACTACATACCCACCATCATTTCTAATATCAACTTTATTTAATCTGTTTGCTCCCTGTTTTAATTCGGGATGATATTTATAATAGTAATGCCAACCTTTTGGTGTCTTAACTACTGATGTTGGGGGCAAATTAATATTAGCTTCTTTTAGAGCTTTAACACCATCCTCTCCATCAATATCAATTACTGTTATTCCTGATATTTCTCCTGTAACCATTCCTATATTCGCATCAGGATTATCTTCAAAATATTTATATGCTTCTTCGGGTGTCATTCTTTCTTTTTGGTATTTAAGCCAACTTCCATTCGGCTTCTTATCATTTGAAATTAAAGGTAGAATGCTTCTTCCAGCTCTTATATGGGCTTCTGCTATTTCGGGCTTATCATTTTTCATTACTCAAACTCCATTGGATCAATACTTATTACTTTATCTCTTAATTCTTGGTTTAACCTGTCAGTAGGGATATGTACACTAAGATAGTTATACGCATCTCCTAATGAGTTGAACTCTAGCATCTCATTATCATCATCAAGTAAAGTGAAGCGATTTAGACATCCAACATTTACTCCAGCTTCGTTAAATTCATTTGGACATCCATTAAGCCCACAAGCACATTCTCCACTTGATCGGCTTACAACATACTTCATTTCTTCCTTTCTGCTGTGGGAATTGAGTCTAAAAATTAAACACACAGAGTTTCGTTGTTAATTCTCAATCCCCACATTCTAAAATTTATTTTTTTTGGTATTGGGAAATTTTCCCAATGGACAATTCTAAAAACTACTTTTCAGAACTTTCTTCGTTCTCAACTTCTCTTGGAATGTCCTTCCATAGTTCTTGGATTCCATTCCATATGAATCCTTGAACTTCTTGCAATCTTTCTATTTCAGTTTCCTCAGTAAAACCTAAATCCAAATTAGACATCATGCCCATATATTCCAAAGCAAACTTAATTGATTGTTGCCTTTGAATAGAAAGATTTTTTCTATCATGGTAAGGGATTGCGAATCTAAATTCAGCTTCGGGGGGCAAGTTCACATCCTCTGTGGGTGTGTCCACTAACACAGTTTCTTCATTCCCCGAAACATCAGGTAAAACCTCATCTACAACAGGTTCTGAACTTTCTGTGGCATTGTACACTTCCCCACCATTAGTTTTCTTGATAAGCCTTACCTTCTGAAAATATCCATCATCACTAGAATCAAATTTAAGGATTACATTAACAGTATCTCCCCTACTTAATTCTTTAAAGTTTTCATTGTTATTTTTGTAGTCATCAAAAGTTGCCGACCAATCCGAAAAAGTATCTTTATCGTCATTCCCCCAAACTAATTTCTCTACGAAACTAACTTTCCATCTCCCCCTGTCTGCTATTTCTTTTGTTTTAATAGTATCTTCTTCAACACTATTTACTGTTAATTGAGCCATGTTCATAGTGTGGCTTTTCTTTCCACCTTTAACATATAGCTTTGATTCATCTTCAATTAATTTAACTGTTGGCATTTTTCTTCCTTTCTTTGATAACTAAATCTGTGTACACAGACACAGATTTCTCAATTATCAAGCTCTTGGGTACTTTCATCATCTCTGACAATGAAGTTACCCTATTTAATGTTTCTTCTCCTAAGTAATAAGTAACCCTCTCTTTTGAAGTTGGACTTATTAATACAGAATCTTTTTCTAATCTCGGCATAATTTTTCTCCTTTATCCCATTTGGTTAAATCGTTTATCAACTTCATCAATTATGAAATTGTTTTTTTCTTGTTCGCTAATGAAATACATTTTTTCTGCTTCTTCACTAACCTCTTCAAATAATTTTTCTCTTAAAAAATCATTTCCTTCATGGCTCATTATTGATTCTCCACTATTAGATTAATTACTTTTCTACCTAACTTTTCCTCTACCTTTACTTCCACATGAACAATAGGTTCTTGATTTATGTCTTTGTACATAACCCTACTTCCCTTCCCTGTGTCATACGCCAACTTTACTTGTTGTTCTATAGAGTCATTAATTGTCCAATCGTCAGGTAATACTGTTTTATTTTGGTTATAAGTTAAGCCTTTACTATTAATTAAACCTTCTCTTATTTTTTTTACTCTACTCATAGGATAAATCTCCTTTACTAAATAATGTGTAAGATTTTTTGTGGGAAAGCTAGAGGATTAGCAAATTACCTCTAAGTTTCGGAATCAGATTTGCTCTGTGCCTACTCCTTCTCAAAACACTAGACCCTCAAACACTTGTTCGTTGGATGTAATGCTTGAAACTTTAGACCTCTAATTAAAGCCTTATTCAGTCAAGCGAATGGAGAAGCTATCTCCAAACCCCACAATAAGAACTTTATCAATAAGTATTTAAGTAGTCAAGTACATAAAATCTTAGTATAGTAGTGTACACTACTATTGATTTACACAAAAAGAAAAGGGGGAATGATTTTACTCATTCCCCCCCCCTCTTAGCGAAAGGTTTTAGTCATAATTTTCCATCTCCGTTTCATCTACTAAAAGTGCTTCTTTATAATCGTTGCTATCAATATCTAAATCCCCACTAGGACATTCTAGATACCCACCATCATCAGTATCAATACCATCATTTTCTAGTATCTCTCTAGCTTGTTCTTCGTTCTCTGCCATTATGAGATAATTCATATGGCATTTAACTGAAAATAAATATTCTTTCATTGTCTTTTTTCTCCTTTATTTTTAATTTCCTTTTTAAGCCCATAAACATCATTATCTTTTAAAATTTTTCTTTCTGTTATGTAGTCTTGCAACTGATTGTAAACTTTCTCTTTGTTACCTTTAAAACCAAATTGGCTTTTGATTATAGCGTAGCAGCTTCTACCCCTCGTTAATCTTCTCTTGCCACCTGATTCAATTTCTACCTTTAAACCATATAGCAAGGTATTGAGCCTATATAATCCAATATGCCTTCCTGTTAGAATTGTTCCTGATTCTGTTTCTTCAATCATTCTTGTTCCTTTCACTATTTTTATTTATATTCATAATTATATACATAAAAAATTATTGTGCAATACCCTAAAAATTCTGTGTGTATATGTACACTTACCTACTAATATTTTTTTAGCAATAAGACATATGATTAGCTATTAATAATTAGTTTTCAAAAAAGTATAGTAGTGTACACTACTATACAAATACAAAAAAATAAAAGGGAGAATTTCTTCTCCCCTTTATTAATCTTTAATCAATCTATAATTATGAATATCTGCATGAATTACATTTCTTTCTTCGTATTCCATATCAACTAACATTGAAGCCACTTTCTCTATTGCGTCTTCAGAATTTTCTTCTTCAACAATTATTTTTCTTCTTTTAGTTACATCAACTTCAAATTCGTATCTACTCATTTTTTATCTCCTATCCAATCTTCACTTGTAATAGATTCATAATTCATAAATTTATTTGTGTTTTCAACGCTAAGATATGGACATATTTCTTTTAATCTTTTTTCAATTTTTTTAAGTTCAATGCCTAACTCTATCAACTTGCCATTCATCATAAAAAATTGATGCTCTGCAATATTGAATAACCTTTTTTTTCTAACCTCTATCATCTGATCTATAATCTTATCCCTCTGTAATGATAATTTTTCACTCTCATTATTTTCAGAGGAATATAAATTATTGCCTATTAAAAATACTGTATTTATTTCTTCATTCATAGTCTTTCTCCAATTCATTGTGGTATTTTTCTGAAGGAATCCAATATTTATTTGATTCCATGCCATCTGTTCTACCTTTTTCAATCATTATTGCACTATCGCCTTTCTTAATCATTCTGTGTAAAAGTTGATAAACAGTATTAGGTATAAGTTGTAACTTTTGTGCAATCTCATCATAAGTATATTTCATCCCATGATTATCCAGCAGGAACTCTTTTATTCTTACTCTTGAAGACCTTCTAAAGTCATATTGATTAACGAACTCCCAAGATGGATATATTCCATTCTCCTGTGCTACTTCCATAATAAATTTTTCATCCCATGATGAAGATGATTTTTCTATCTGTTTTATTAGTTCTTCACTAATACCTTTTTCCTGTAGCTCAGGTTCAATTATTTTTTCAAAAACTTCCCTTGCTGTTTTTCTAGTATCTATTACTAATCTATTTTTACTCATAGTCTTTTCTCCTCTTTTGCTTAATGCTTTTTTATCGGGTTGAGCCTTTCCCTTCATCAGCTTTTTTCGCCTTTGGAAAGGTTTTTTCTGTGGGCTTTCTCCACATTGTGGCTTTATCCCAACCCATACATAAATATTATCATAACATTTTATTGAGTCAACCTTTTAAAATCTCTGTGTGGCTGTGTACACAATCCCACGCATACAAAAAAAAGAAGGGGGGCTATTTCTAGCCCCCCCTTAATCTATTTAATTTTTACCAACTATCTTCAAGCTCTATGTAATCTAATCTAAATGCTAGACTATCTTTTTGATTAGCAATATTAACTAAATCAATTAAGCTTAAATCATAGTAAAGGGTTACTTTCCAGTTGAGTCCAAAAAGTAGAAAATGTAAATTCCTCCAAGCTTCATCAAAGTTAGGTTTAATAATTACAGATTCTTTTCCCCCAAGTATTGTTGGTGGTAATTCGTTCCCTTCATCATCAAAGAACTTTTTATATTGATTATCCATACCCAAAGTATGTAGCAAATTCTTTGCATTGTGTAGCTCTTCATGATTAAACTTGTTTAATTCTATTGATAATTCAACTACTTCATCTCTATTTAATGGCAAACCAAATTCGTCTGCTTTTTCTCCAAATAGTGAAATAAGAGTTTGAATTAATCTTGTTTTCGCTCCTATACCTGTAAAAATTCTTCCATCTCCCCTAAAGTTTCTAAGGAAATGATGCCTTCCATCAACAGGTGCGAATGAACTAAAACTGTAATTGTATGTTTTTATTGTGTTATTCATATTTAGCCTTTCACTAAAAATTTTTATTTAAATAAACATTATCATAAATTTTTAAATAATCAAGTCTACAGAATCTTGCTATGGTAGTGTACATTTACCTATTAATTTTTTTATTTTTTTTTAAATACTATCTGTCGCAATTAGCTCTAAACAGAATAAGTATTTTTTTTTCAGTTGTGTTCACCAATTAGAGCCACACTATTTTTTATGCGAAATCTTTAGGTACTATGAATAATAAATTTTTTTTTAAAAAAATGTATAGTAGTGTACACCACTCTACACACATCTTAGCAGACTCACTCTCCCTGTCACGCTGTTGGCTAAAGTGTAGTAGTGTACACTACCTTATTTATTAGACATAAAAAAAAGGGGGAGCTTTACAGCATCCCCCCTTTTAATTTATTTTCAGTACAATTTAACAACTTTGTAATTGTATTCTTGACCAACATAATTTATATGTTTTGAAGTTGTAGAAGAATGCCAAGTATCAACAAGGATTTCTCTTTTTTCGTGGTCAATAACTGCAACCTTTGTTAAGTAACTGAAAATACAATCATCAGATACTAAAAGGTTTTCTCTGTACTTAGGGAGTTTTCTTAATTTGCAATAAAGAAGCGTTGCTTTTACCTGCCCATTTTTAAATTTCATTTTAAGTTCCTTTCGCTAACTTATTAATTTTTATAAATAAAATTTATCATAAAAAATTATTTAAATCAATAGGTTTTTTTTCACTATGTTAGTGTACACTTACACGCTGAACGAAGCCAAAAAAAAGGGGGCTATTTCTAGCCCCCCTTAATTTATTTAAAGATATTTTTTATTTCCCTTCCTTTACATTGATATCAAAATTATCAATGTTTAAGCCATAATCAGCTAACCATTTATCAAAACCCACACCACCTAAATAAATTACCCTTTTTAAATCTTGTTTTATATCTTTGATTTTTCTTTGTATTGGTTTTCTGTGATAGTCTTTGTTGAACTCATCTTTAGGTGTCAATTTTAATTCAAGTTCTAGTTGATGAATCATAATGATTTTCTTCACTATGCTAACTAATCGCCCCTTTTGAAAAGCGTTTATTTTTATTACTTTCTGCATTTTTAGTTCCTTTCACTTATTTAAATGCTACAATAAATTTAACAATAAATTTTTTAATTGTCAACTAAAAAAAATGTTGCTGTGGTAGTGTACACTTCTATAGAATACAAAAAAAAATAGGGGGGCTTTTCAGCCCCCCTTAATTTATTTTTATTGCGTTATGTATCTTATAAATATGTCTGTTATCTCTTGATCTGTAAATGTATCTGTGTATGTTGTATCATTCATAAGCTTACAGCCCTTAACATGTTTTTGATTGTATAGAGTATGTAGGATTTCATGAAATACAGTAACCCTTAAATCTGATCTATTCAATCCGTTTTCAGTAATCCAAATATATTTTTTATTACTATTCATAGTGGCTTGACCCAAAATACAATCGTGATTTTCAGTAATTCTTACTTCTATTCTCTCATGATGAATACCAAACCTTTTGGCTATATTCTTGGCTTCGTAAATGTATTTCATAACTTGCCTTCTCTGAGGAAAATAATTCTCAGTTTTATTTTTTAGGTTTTTACTTTGTACTTTTTTCATTTTATTTTTTCTCCTTTGGTGGGGCTGTGTACACAGCCACAGCCCCCCATTTTAATTTTTTTAGTATTCTGTGCCTTCTTCATGGATTTCAAAATTTCCTGAAAGAAGGGCTTGTATTAGTCTTTGGTTTTTAGTTGTTGTGTGATTGAAAGTAAAAACTTCCTTTGATTCAGTATCAATCACAATGTTTTTAATTCTCTTTTTCGGCTGTGATACTTTTTCAACTGCTTCGTGAGAGAATATTTTCTCTAGCTGCTTCATATCAAAATTCTTTTCCAACCATGAAAAGAACACATCAGTTAAACCTGTTGTTGAACAATGTCTTTTATCTTCATCCCAAAAGGTTTTCAATTCCATGCTAATCGCCAAAGCCTGAAATTGCCTGTTGTGTAAGTCTTTCCCATCAGAAGAGTCGCTTATCCCTAAGTAATCGGCTATATTGTGAACCTTCTCATGAACAGCAACCATCAAGCCAACTTCAAGCCAATTATTGGGCTGTAGTACAGCTTCTTTAATTTGCATGATCCCAGCTTTATTTGTTTTGCCTTGCCTGTAGTGTCCCCCTTCGTGCCTGTTCTGTTTTACTTGAGAAAAAACAGGTTGTATTTCTAATTTTACATTGAATAGAATCTCCTGCTTTCTCTCTTCGTTCAAGAAGTGGTAATCCCCAAAAATTGAATTATTATTTGGGTAATCCTTGTCACTTCTTTCTTCAAGTATTGAGAAAAAAGAAGCTTCATTGACAGCATTTTCAATGCTTTCATAGCTTGCTATTTCAGCTGTATCAATCTGTCTTGATGCATCTTCCCTTCCTAGTGTTGCTCCCACATTATCATTTAAGATAGAAGGAAGAATCCCCCTGACATCCCTGTTTAAAGTCCATTCCTGAACAATAACCTGAATAGCTAGTTTTTGATCGTCTTCCCAATTTACACCTGTAGGAAGTTCAATTTTGCCATCTTTGGCTTTCTTGAACTCGATCTTGTTTATTTTAGTAACCATTTTTTTTCCTTTCGCTTATGGTTATTTATTTAACTTTAATAGTACATAAATAAATATTATTGTCAATACTTTTTTATGAATAATTTCATACATTTCAAAACAATCTTATGAATATTGTTATATATACAGGGCTAATCTTGGCTTTTAATGTGTCTAGAAGCCCATTATATAAGCGTTCATCTTTTTTTTATCTTTTTAGTATGTCTGTGTACATTAACACGCTTATACATCATATCTTTAAAATGATATTTCCTACATAAAACTTTAAATAACATAAACTATAGTGATGTACATTGCCATACTTCACAGCAGATACCTGTTCCTTTTGGAACAGCACACCGATACACTTGCGACATTATTATATCTGTATATGTAGTAGTCAGAGCGTTGAAAAATATGTTGCCCAAATATATAGACACAGCGTGGCAATTTTATAAAACCCCCTTAAGGGGTTTTAAAATGCCATGCAATACATGGGGTAGAGATTATTAAGAGAAGGGGTGTATAATACCTTCCATGGCAAAACAAAAAGGCTACGCATACATAGAAGAAAAGGTTTTGACAGCCATTCCTTGTTGGAATCAATGGACTAGACAACTAAGAAGAATATATCTCGCACTACCTGCCTTTGGTTCTTCTCCTGATGCCATTGAAGAAATATGCGAAGAATTGGGATTTGATTATGAAAAGGTAGAAAGAAAAATAATTACGACCCCAAGTTTTAAAAAATATCTTGATATGTACCGAAAAGATAATGCCTACCCCATTGTTTCTCAAAGGGAGGATGGTACATATACTTACAGAATAAAACATGATGATCTTAAACAGATTTATGGACAGTACGCAGATATTGTTAAGTATTTCCATATGGAAGATTTAAAGGCACAAGGCAAAGGTAGCGAATTTGCTTTGAGAGTTATCGACCAAAGAAAACTTGTAGAAATGAACGCATCAGAGATAGAGGAAGAAAAGAAAAACGAAGATGGCTCAGTAGAGGTTAAGTTATTTGAGAGAACATAATTTTTATCCATGGCAACAGAACATGGTAGATTCAGATGCCAAAATAAAATGGGTACAAGCAGGTCGTAGAGCAGGAAAAACCCGAAGTTCTCTTATGGAAGCAATGAGCGTTATTGAAAAAGCTGCTACCTCTCCTGTTGTTGTAGGTAACTCTTCTAAAAGACTTACTGCTATTCAAGCCAATCTTGTTCCACAGATTCATATATGGACAGTTGCACCAACAAGAGCCCAGATGTTGCAGGTATGGAATGAAATGCAAACATTTATTCCTGAAGAATTTGTAAGAAAGACCAGAAGAAAGGGGCAAGCTGGAGGTAGAGGTGGTGGATTTAAACAAGATGATTTGCATGTTTGGCTTGATTTAAAAAATTCGTCAGGTACTACTGAAGGACTTTACAGAACTGAAGTGTTTTGGGAATTGAAGTCAGCAGATAACCCAGAATCATTACAGACTGTTGGGTTAGATTTTTTACATATGGCTGAAGCACAAGATATTAAAGAGGGGGCATGGAGTAAGGTGCGACCTACTTTAAACTCTCCGGGTAGATTGGGAAGAGCAATAGTCGAAGGTGTTCCACCAGAAAGTTCTCAACATTGGTTTGCAAGAAATTGCAAGATTGCAAAAGAAAATCCAAATAAGAGAAGAGAATATTTTCACGCAACTACATTTGATAATCCCGGTCTTACAGAAGAAGATAGAATTGAAATAGAAGATGAAAAGCAAGCACTTACAGAAGCTGTATGGGAAAGATTTTACCTTGCAAAACAACCTGAAGGTGCAGGTAACTTTTTTAGAAATATTCAATCTGCGTATTCAAAAGGTGCTGTAGAACTTGCACGACCAATAGATGGAAGGCACTATGTTGCAGGATTAGACCTAGGTAGAAGCAACGATCCAACTGTAATGATTGTAAAGGATAGGCAAACTAGAGAATCAGTAACTGTTGTTGAATTAATGAAAACTGATTGGTCTTTACAGGTTGAAACAATTAAGTCTTTAAGTGTAAGATGGAACATTGAAGAGATATATATGGACTCTACTGGGCTTGGTGGTAAATTTGGAGAAGATGTGCTTTACAGAGAGTTGATGGAAGAAAGTATTCCTGTGATAGGATATAATTTTACTCCGGGTAAAAAGTATCAATTATTTTTAGATTATGCTATATCTTTAGAAAAGGAAACTGTATCTTTTCCACAAAATTGGGTTAAACTGATAAGTCAGTTGGAAGATATAGGACACAAGGAAAGTGCAAATAGAGGACACACCTTTTTTAGTGTTTCAGGTGCACATGATGACTGGGTGGATGCAGAATGTTTGGCTTTAATGGCTTGTGATCCTGCTATGGAAGGAATAACGGGAGAAAGGGTTGTTCCAAATTCTATTTCAGGTATCAGACCATTAAATCCTAGTAATAATTATTTTAATAAAAATTCTAGACTTCAAAAAGTAAAAAAAGCTAGAAAAGAAAAACAATTAGAAGATGCAGGCATCTCGATAGATGAATACTTGCAAACTATAAGAAATACATAATATGGTTACCACATACGGACAAATATCAGAAAATGTAAATCCTGAAGAGGAAATAGCGAGAGAAGCAGCCAACCCCATTGACGAACCATTTGTGTCGATAGAATGGGTAATTGGAAAATTAAAAGAAGGTAAATTTAACTTTAGAGAATTTTACGACAACTGTAATGAATCAGAAGATTTTTATTTAAATAGATTTGATTTTTCTATTCCTGAAACAGGCACAATGCTTAGATTGGGAACAGCACAATCTGTTGTAAACTCTCTTGTTGCTCATGTAACTCCACAGTTTATAGATATATCTGTTCCTGCTCCGGGAGCAAGAGGACAAGCAAGGGCAGAGAACATGGAGAAGTTTCTTACAGGTGCAAATCATATGCTTGAACAATTTACTCCAACTAGGAGAGAAATTGCAAAACATATGGCACTTTATGGAATTGCATTTGAAAAAACAGAATTTGCTGCAAACAGATGGGAAGAGTTTCCAGAACCACCAGAAGGTGACGAAGGACTTACAGATTATAAGGAAAAATTAAACGATATATTAGATAAAAGAAATATATCTTTTCCAATGCAATCTACAGCCATAAACCCAAAAATGATGGTTTGGGATACTAACAATGGTCCAAGCCCAAGATGGGTAATACATTTTTACGAAGTAGAATCAGAATGGGTAAATGCACATTTTCCAAATTGGAAAGGCAAGCTTTCAGGAACTGTAGAGTTTGTAGAAGTTTGGACATATTCTCAGGTTGCCTACATGGCTGATGAAAAATGGGCACTTAAACCTAAACGGCATGGATATGGAACTTTGCCATTTACTATTTATCATCCTAATACAGGATTATTTACAGAAGGTGCAAAACCAGAAGAACTTTACAGAGGAATATTGCATGGCAACTTTGACATGATGAGGGCAGAGAGTAGACTTGCATCTCAATATCTTGACATAGTTGCACAAAGTGCTTGGCAAACTAAAGACTTTACTGGTCCACCGGGTATTACCGAACAAGTAATGGAAATGTACGAAGAAACTCCGGGTGCAAAAAACTTTGTACCACAGAATGTAAGTATAAATCCATCTAGGGTTGTGGAGCCACCTGCTTCAATTAATATTGCTCAACAGATGATGAGTCAATCTATCGAAGCTAACACAGCACCTGCTGTAGTCAGAGGAGAAAGACCACAGGGTGCTGCTAGTGGTTATCATACAGCAGTTTTAGCTGGAATTGCAGCATTAAATTTTGGTCCATATGTAGAAGCAGCACAAAGAGGATTGCAAAACAGAAATTCAATTATTTTAAACATTGTTGAAAATGTAATTAAAGACAAGGTAACTGTATTTGGTAAAACTGAAACAGGTCCACTTGATGCAATTATTAGACCAAATGATATTAAAGGTCATTATGTAAATATGGTTCAACTTACTCCAACTTCTCCAGAGGAACAGGAAAGAAAGTTAAACTTGTGGAACCAGTTGTGGTTGTCAGGATTTACAGACCACGATACTGCACTTAGAAAAGCAGGTGTATCAAACGCATTTGAAGTTAAATCTAAGATACTTGCAGAACAATTCTTAAAATCAGAACAAGTACAGATGGCTTTGCAGCAAGCAGCAGCAGAGAGAGTTCCATTGCTACAACAGATAGTTGAAGCTGCTGGTGGTGGTCAAACAAGTGGACAACAAGCAAGTCAGATTGCTCAAAGTATTTACAACCAACAACCAAATGCTGGTCAGTTTTCTACAACTAACCAACCTGCTAGAACACTTGCATCTGAACAACAAAGAGTGCAAACTAATACTAGACCGGTAATTCCGGGTAGTTTACAAGAACAAGATTTGGTAGCCAGAGAAATATCTTCTCCTGCTAGAACAGGAAACAGAAGAGTACCAACCTCTGATTTGCCACCGGGGATGAGATAAATGGCAAGAACAGATAAAACAATACCAACGGCTTTTGGTCATTTCGATGATTTAATAAAATCTTTTGTAAAAGAATCTGAAAATGTTCTTGGTAGTTATGTTAAACCGGAAGCACCTAAAATGAAAAAGAAACCAGTAGGGAAAAAATTTAGTAATCCCTTTTTTGAGAGTTAAATATGCCAAAATATGAAATAAATCTATTAGGAACTGACGGAAGGCAATATAGAGATTATATTGATGCCCCAAGCCAAGCTGATGCTTTAAGAACTGCAAATGCTATGACACAAGAATCAGGTGCTAGGGTTCTTTCAGCGTTTGACCCAACAACAGCAATCCAACACTCTGGAGGAGTAAGTAATTCATCATTTGCTGGTCAATATGGTGAGGAAATAGGTAGAACTCGGAATCCACAAGTTAGGGGGGGTGATACCTACTCCCTTGGACTTTCACCTTCAATAAATCCTAATACTTTTACGCCTTATCAGCCTGCAACTACTACAATGAATCCTTTTCAGCAAGAAACAATTCAAACTCAAATGCCTGATTTTGTTGATAGAGAAGAAGATGCAGAAATAGCACAAAATCTTAAAGAAGAAAAAATGTCAGACATCAATGATAAAATTATAGAAAAGGCTATTGAAAATAATTATACAGACTTGCCCTCTGGTGACTTCGATTTACCATATCAAGTATTAAACAAGATGGTAATGGATGGTGATTTGGATGAAGGAAGTGCTCAATATTGGCTTAGGAATCAGGATACCACTATTCAAGGTCAAGAAATGAAAAAATCATTAAATCCTAGCAGTTTGGGAGAATTAAAGGCTTCTGAGCCACAACCTGCTTTTGCTGGCTGGAGTAAACAGCTTATAAAAGAACAGCCTAGTGGAAATCTTAATAGAACAAATGGTTCTGGTTCAAATTTTAGAGTTTATGAATATACAAAAGGAAATCAATCTGTAAGAGTTTGGCATTTAGTTTCTCCGGGTGAAGGTAATAATTTTTTAAATTCTTCCATAGAAATTCCTGTTACTCCTAATGTTTTCCAAGAAGGAAAGGGTTGGTCTGACATTGAATATGATGACTTTGTTATGTTTAACAACAGAAAGCCAGATGACATAACAGAAAAGGGAATACCTTATGAGCAAAATTTACTTTATTCAGAATTAGGTTCTTTTTTAGAAGAAGCTACAGTAGAAACAAAAGATGGTACTAACTTAAATCCTTATCTTAACCAATTTTTAGTAGCAAATAATCAAATCGGCAGAACTCTTGATTATGAAGCACTTGCAGAAGCAGATACATTTTTTAGTCGGATTTTAACCCGACTTCCATTACAGATGGAAGGTGGTAAAGCCGGTTGGTTAGGTTTTTCAACACCAATAAAAGAAGAAAAATTGAAAGAAGCCTTTAATAATCTGAAGTTAGACCCTGAAACAGGTTTTTATGTTCCATCTACTAAAGCAACAGATATTGAAACAGATATTGGAACACAGATGGAAGGTTTCCAAGAATTTGGTGGAGTAGGAACAGGTATTGAACCACA